CAACAATTCCATGTCTCGACCATTGTATTTGAATTCTTCTTTTTTGTGACTAAACCACTTCACATCAATGTCCTTCGCATATGTCCATTTGGCATCTTCTACAAATTTGAAATAGATTTTCATGAGATCTTCAATCGGGTAAGGTTCAATATCAAACCTCCATATAAAACGGCTTTTCAGTCCCGAGTTAATCTTAAAAAACGTATTTTCTAATTCATTTTCATAGCCAGCAATAATCATCATAAAGTTATTACGATTGTCGCTGAGACATTCACAAATGGTATCAATACATTCTCTCGAATAAGATTCGTCTACAGAAAAAGAATATGCCTCATCAAAAAACAACACACCACCAATCGCTTCATCAATTGCTTTTTTTGTTTTGATTGCAGTTTGACCTAAATAACCAGCAACTAAATCGGATCGTGTTACTTTTTTGAAATAATTTTTTTTCAATATTCCGAGTTTCGAGTACATTCTGCCGATTATTTTCGCCATTTCAGTTTTTCCAGTACCTGGTGGACCGGTAATGACCATATGTTTGTAATCATTTTTCGTATCGTCAAATTGTTGAAGAAAATAAAGCAATTGTCTCAAGATAGATTGTTTGAAAGATTCATTACCGATCATGTTATGAAACTGTTCTATTTCTGGACGTACATTATGTAGTGATTTTAGATCAATATTATATTCAGTATCTTCTGCATAAGGATGTTTATCTAATAAGGTTAAAATATCAGCAATAGAATTCAAAGACACATCGATTTTGCAGTATGTTTTCTTTTTGAAATCAACCTTGAATTCTTCTGTTGGATTAAATTGTAGTATTTCATGTTGTTTTTGCCATGCCAAGTAAGGATTATTTTTGTTGTAAAATGAATACCCGCTCGAATGGGTTGTATCTAAAGTTTGATAATATTGTAAATGATGATTTTTGTAATAATTTTGGCTTGTATCAAACAACTGTAAACAGTCATTTAATGATAAATTTTTCTTATGTTGATACACGTCTAAGTAGTGAACAAAATGTTTGAATGGATTTTCCATAGTTCTATTTATCGGGGAATTTGGTTGCATATATACTAGCTCGTTTATTTCATTTAGGAATTGTATTTAAACCCTTTCCGGGTAAAAAGGCTCCATCCTCATTTCGATCATATAGAACTTTTTATCACCATAAAGTAGAAGAGACAAAATTGATCATGGATAAGCATACAAAGAAAAAGAGACAACAACGAAAACGAAATCAATCTTCCAAACGTGTCTCAAAACCTTCATTACGAGACATATCGAATGTATATACCGAAAAAGAATACAATAGCAATGATGGAATGTTAACAACTGTATGGGGTCCTGCAATGTGGCATTATTTACACACAATGAGTTTTAATTATCCTGTGAAACCTACTACAAAAGATAAAAAACATTATCATGAATTCATAACAAAACTACAGCATGTGTTGCCTTGTGGAAAATGTCGAGAAAATCTGAAAGAAAATTTCAAAAAATTGCCGATCAAAAAGTGTGCGATGCAGTCTCGTTATACATTTTCCAAATATATATATGATTTACATGAATTAATCAATACTATGTTGGGAAAACGATCTGGATTGTCATACGAGATGGTTCGTGAACGTTATGAACATTTTCGATCTCGTTGTGCAACCAATCCAAAAACGCAGAAAAAGAGAAAAACACAAAAGCAAAAACGAAAACAAAAACGAGAAGATGGTTGTACAGAACCTATTGTAGGTGAAAAGTCAAAATGTGTGATCAATATTGTTCCGAAAACTGAGAAAGTAGACACGTTTAACATGGACAAACGTTGCGAAAAGATTCGTGCATCTAATCTTTAGGAATATCAATATCATTTTATATTATATAAAATTATAGAATGGAATCAAAAACAAAGAAAGAAGAACAAGTTCCGTTTTGGGGAGAGGATCCAAACGTAATATTAGATTTTAAGTACATTACAGAGTTATATCCGTCTGATACAATGACCCCTTCACAAAAACTCAATGCTATCACACGATCTGTTATTATACTCACGATAGTAGGAAGTTTTTTTACAAGTCCTTTCCGGTTATGGATTATTTCTCTCATCACTTTAGCCGCTGTATGGTATTTGCATTATCATCAAACAACTACAAAAAGGGTCAAGTTTGAAGACGAAGCATTTACGAATAAAGATGATGTAAAAAAAGTAATCGAGCGAAAAGAATTACCACAAGATATTTTCTCAAATCCACAATCGAATAATCCGTTTGGCAATACATTGTTAACTGATTACGATAAAGCAGATCAAAAGAAACCAGCACCCCCGTCATATAACAAACGTATTAATGACAAGATTGTCTCACAAACAAAACAAGCAATACTGGACAATAATCCGGAACAGCCTCATATAACCAACCGATTGTTTTCAGGTTTAGACGATGATTTAGCATTTGAGCAATCCATGCGACCTTTTTACACTATGCCTAGCACAACCATACCAAATGATCAAAATGCTTTTGCCGAGTTTTGTTACGGAAGTATGATCTCTTGTAAAGAAGGTAATGAATTTGCTTGTGCCCGAAATATGACACGTCATACCAATATTTAGATCTACGGATAAAGTTTAGCCAAATGACAAAATGGTATATGAATCACATGTGAATAACATGTACGAAAAACAAAAAAACAAAGAAATAAAATAGAAAAATTAGAAATAATATACTATAATATTTTACTATAGTATAATAAGATGCTTTCGCAACAAATGAGTTATGCTTTTAACAATATGGGACGTATTGGAAACGATTCCGCTGATCAGTCTCAAAAAACAGTACAAAATAATCAATTTCTAAACACCATGCTTACAAATCATTTTAGTGGACAAGTTTCCGACAATCACATTCAATTTGCCACTGCACATCCTGGTGTTATGGTAAATGGTGTCAATGGAATAGGAATCAATGGATCTGTAGTAGATGCGGAATCCACTTTGTTGATGAAGGTAGGTCAAGAACGCCCGCCAGAGAAATTAGTATTACAAGAACGACCTTTTTTAACAGTTCCTTATTTAGGAAAAGGATCGGTTGACCCTACACTTGAATCACAATTGATGCAAGGTGAGACTGTTCGTGGTAAAAAGAGTGTTTGTACAGTCATGGAAAGAAACTTTAACAATATTGCAGAATATCCTTTGGATGATCGCAAACGAGCAAACGCAAATACCGTGGAAGAAATGGCTTTAAATGGATGGACACGTGGAGGAAAAGCCACACGAGAATCTGGAGAGCAATACTTTAGTCAAAAATCGAAGCCATCTGATGTGAGTTTCTAATGTGTTGGTTTTTGGATTTTCTTTTTTACCCCTTTTTTCTTTTCCTTTTTTAACATTTGAAATAATATATACGTGTAATATATATTATGTTGACTTTGACCCACAGTGAATATAGCTCAACTCCACAAAACATTGCTCAGAACACTGACGCACAAGAAGGAGGTAGACGTAGAAGAAGAAGAAGGAGTTCCAAGAAGCGATCACATAAGCGATCTCATAAGCGATCTCACAAGAGAAATTCTCGTAGACGCAGATCTCATCGCCGAAGACGTTAAATTTATAATATGATTTTTATATTCTATTATAAATGAACAGTACATTTATCACACATATGAAAGGGTTACCTTCATTTGTTTTTTACTCAAACAATAAAGAATATCGTCAAATCATGCGAGACATATTTCAAATGGATCAAACCAAAATCGCACCGTTTTCAGATTTATCTATGAATGAAATTACAACAGAAATCGACGACGAATCAAAAGACGAAATGCAATATGATATGAAACAAATGGACGTTCATTTGTCCGAACTATATGACATCACTAAATCCGAACCGAAATTTCTGAGTCTTTATAAAAAAGCAGCCGCACAAATGTTGTCTGAAGATCCATTAATTGGGCAAGTGGTACTATGTTCGTATGACTATTTTAATTTATATTATTCATGCATGTGGTTTTATTTGCATGGGGGTCATACAAGTTTAACTGAGTCTGTGGAATACAAACGATTGACTGAAATGTTGAAATGAATAAAATAAATATATAGAACAGATATATACATGGCTTCAACACGAAATAAAAACACACCAGGAAACTATGCTTTAGAAAAAAACCAATATATTCGAAGACATCAAGAGGTGATGTATACACATGCATCACAAGGTCAAGCGCATACACGAAACTTGGCCGGAAACGGATTGTTAATGGGGAAAATGGCCGGGCGTGATTTGGCCAGTAACGACACTGAAATAGAATCTGCCCTATTTGGGATTGGTTCTACTAATTTGGAAACCCCAATGCCAAAAGTCGAACCGATGATTCATAATCACAAGAGTTTGAATGTGATCGATCGTATCCAGGTATTTCTTCCTTCACCACATGTACCTGAGACACATCATCGTCCAATGTTTTTGAATTGATTTTTACATATAATTTTACATATAAAAATTACATATAAATTTTACATATAATTTTTACATATAATTATTCTTTATGTGGACTACTTTTTATAGTTTTATTGGTCGGTGTCCCATAATATAGAACATTTTCGGGAACTGATCTAGTGATTAGGCTTCCTGAACCGATAAAACTATTATTTCCTATGACGATCGGTTGTAATTTTGTAGAATTGTTTATCGTGGTTCCTGTGCCTACAAATACATTGTTATCTATTTTACTATTACCACATACAGATACTAATGGACATATCATTACATTCGATCCCAATATACAATCATGCTCTACAGATGCATTAGTATCAATATGACAAAAATCTCCTATGATTGTATCCGATCCTATATAAACACCATGATGAACAATAATTCCTTTGCCTAGTTCAACAGTCTCTGATATATATGCATTTTTGTGAAAAAGGTTTGGATATAATAATTCTGGATATGTTTGAGAAAACCGTTTACGAAAATCTATATTTCCAATAGTAACATAAATTTGTGCATTTGAATATTGTCGCACATTTGAAGTTTTTCCAATAATATATGTATTTCGATAGAATGGAATTTCGTCATTTTCATAAAGGTCATCTAACACTCCATCTATTTTTATTTGGTAGGAAATGAGCATGTCAATTACTTTCTTGCAATTTCCCCCACCTCCAATTAATATTACAGAATGCATTGTAATATGAATGTTCTGTGTTTATATTATTTTTATTCTATTTCTATGGTTCTGATGTGTAATGCTTGAATTCTTCATCATGGTTACATGTTAATTTCGGCACATAAATAGAACAATATTCAGGATGTGATATTATAAAATCATGAATGGACGACAGCATTAACAAATCGGAAGGTCCTGTAGGATTGTCTTCATAGAAATTAGTAAAATAATTATAGGAAATAATATCAATACGAAATGAAAATGAAGAATGTATAGTATCACCCCCTTTTGGAATACGATTGTTTGGTTTAATTTCAATATTATCGTAGCGATTACCTGGTAAAACTCCCACATTACATGTAGATTTCGTGTGTGCAAAAACACAAGACGAAAATGTATGATACACATTCATGATCGATTGAACATGATTCGGTTCCCAATGATCGTCATCGTCTAAATGAAAATAATATTTGTATCCATTTTGTCTGGCATATAAAAGCCCCATATTGATAGCAATTGCACCAGACACCGCCCATCTATTTCTAGGATCTGATAAATAATATCGTTCGGAAATATAATTATGTAATAATATAATATCGTTTTTTGTTTGTGATTGAAAATGCGAAACAATTTCATTTAGTTCTGTTGGAACCTCATATGAATCACCGATAACAATCAATGTCCAAGAACCATATGTTTGATCAATGACGCTTTGAATAGATTTCTTCAAATATTTTGAAGAAAATCCATTTTTACGATAATAGGTAGGTATGATAATTACGGGAGTTTCTGTATATTCCCGAATGATTTTCTTACGAAAAACACATTCATTAAAGAATGGATAATCCTCACAAATATATGCATTTTGGTAATTTGGAAAATCTTTCCAAACATCAAAACAACCATCGGGTAATTGTTTCATAATAATATCTAGGCCTTTTTTTACACCAGGTGAATATTTTGCGTCATTATAATCATCAAACACAATAAAACCTTTTTCTGTAAGGAATTCTAAATACAAAAAGAAATCTCCAAATATTCCTTGAGCAGTATGATCACCATCGATAAATAATATATCTGTTTTGTGATTTTGTTGCCTTAATTTTTTTATTAATTTCATCCGGTTTGAATAATCTATATAGGGGAAAGTATTATAGTTATGTTTGTTGTATTTGATCAAATTGGATTCAATTGTTTCTTTTTGCTTGGCATTTTCTACAAGAGGATCGATATAATGTAAGTCACTTTTGAAAGGATGTAAAAGCATAATAGACATAGAACCTCCTTCATATGAACCGATTTCTGTATATGTAATTGGTTTTGGACCTAGTATAGTACGAATATCATATAATATATGTGTATGATGATGAAAGGTATTGCCGTCCATAGAATCACTAATCGATTTGACGACGGATGCTGAGTTAGAATGTTTCATTTCAAATAGGACATCTGGTTCAGTTAATTCTACAAAATCACAATCACTATCACTATCACTATAACAATCCACTATTTTCATGACATCATATTTTTTCAAAAGAATTTGATAACGTTCTAAAAACAAGGCTAATGTTTTGTCTCCGTTATCTTGATTACACAGAAAATGATGTCGTACTTTGTATTTGTTTGCAATAATTTTTATTTCATTAGAATTAGAACTTAGATTTTCAACAATAATAATATCTTCTTTAGATTGTTGGGCGATTGATTCTAAACGTGATAGTAGTATATCAATGTCTGAATAAACATGAAATATATACACAGTTTTTGAAGTTTGCATTATTTATAGATTTTAATTATATATAAATTTACTTTGTTAAACGTATTTTTTTAGTAATATTTGGTGTCATTGATTTATGATTTCGAAATGTAGTATTTTTCTTCGATTTATTAGGATTGTCTAAAACTAATTTTATTTCTGGTTCTGGTTCTGGTTCTGGTTCTGGCTCTGGTTCTGGCTCTGGTTCTGGTTCTGGTTCTGATTCAAGCTTCTTTGATTGCATCAATGTTTGTAATTTCTCCGAAATATCATTATTTTGATCTTTATTGACTGGTGGAAGTTCATCACACGGTTCTATTGTGGTATAAATTCGGTCGTTCAATGTCTCATGTGTGCCGTCTTCCATAAGTTTAATAGGAATTTTTACAATGGCATATATATAACTCATAATATATATTAGAAAATCACAATGTATTTATTTTGATTTTCCACAAATATTTAAACCCTTGAAGGTTTATACCCGTGAAGATTTGAAATGGAGCGTCGTTTCAAATCGTTACTGGTATAAGACCCTTAACGATTGAAAATGTCCCATTTTAAATATTCAAGGGTTTAAAATGTCATTTTGGTAGAAAGGGCTTCTTTTCGCATTCCTTTACACGCATTGATCGAAAGCTCTTCGCGTTTTTTACGTGTTTTGGATCCATCATTGTTTTCGATCATTGGTTTTCGTTTTACAGTACTTAATCGTGTATTCATATCTTTTTCAATTGCATCAAAATGATCTACAATATACTCCAATACTTTATTTACGATCGCCCATTTAAAAAAATGAAGTTGCCCAATTGTAGTTTCAATACTTGTATTGTCTTTGTATGGGATTAACACGCGATCTTTTCTACAATAAGGATCAAACATTTGTTTGGAATAACTGTCTTCGGTTGATTTGTAGTTTGTCCACACAAAAAAACGTCGACTATCTTCTTCTTGGGGAATTTCATAAGCAGTAAAATGTTGCTTTGCGTAGTTTGTTACAAACCAATTCACGAGACGAATAGACAATTTCTTTGAATTATGTTGTACAATGTATTCGCGATTAATAATTTGTTTTAATGTTTCCAAATATTCTTCGTTTTTGTAGAAATCTAAAAGGGTTGTTAATAACCACTGATTTTGGGTATACATGATGTTGTGTTATGTGTTGTTTTTTTAAGTTTGTTTGATCGAAAATGATTTTAAACCGATGAAGATTTAAAATCGCACCCTTAGGGCTATTTTATCTCTTTATCGGTCATGACCCTTGTAGAATATAAATCCTCTGTGCGGATTTAAATCTTCAAGGGTGTAAATCTTTTTCTAGAACTCGTGGTTATTGTTCAGGTTCAACTACAGGTTCAGGTTCGACAACAGGTTCTGGTTCAACTACAGGTTCAGGTTCGACAACAGGTTCAGGTTCGACAACAGGTTCTGGTTCAACTACAGGTTCAGGTTCGACAACAGGTTCTGGTTCAACTACAGGTTCTGGTTCAACTACAGGTTCAGGTTCAACTACTGGTTCTGGTTCAACTACAGGTTCTGGTTCAACTACAGGTTCTGGTTCAACTACAGGTTCTGGTTCAACTATAGGTTCTGGTTCAACTACAGGTTCTGGTTCTACTACTGGTTCAGGTTCTACTACTGGTTCTGGTTCAACTACAGGTTCTGGTTCAGGTTCTACTACTGGTTCAGGTTCTACTACTGGTTCAGGTTCGACAACTGGTTCAGGTTCCACCTGAGGTTCCGGTTCCGGTTCCGGTTCTGATTCAACTAGAGGTTCCTGAACCACCTCAGACTCAGGTTCTAGAACAGTTTCCTGAACGGGAGCGGAGGATTCTGTATTTTCATTGGTACTATTTCCAGTTGTATTTTCAACTTCGGTTATACCGCTAGATCGAATTTTATCGGATATATCTTGTTTTTTTGACTCTGTAGATTTAAACCACAAATGACGAAGATTCGAGAAAAAAGAATACATTATATTGACTCTACATAAAAAACATTTATACGTTTTTTAAATAATTAATTAAAATGCATCCTACAATAATATATTCTTGTTTATACTTAAGTATCGAAAAGTGTATCTACATCAAAAGATACCCATTCTGAATCACCGCGAAAGTTCCAATTTCGTCTCGCCTGTAAATATCTAAATTCTCGTTCCATTTCCTCGCCGCTTCCGATCGATGCGTTGTCTGATTCCTCGTCCGATTCGTATTCGTCTAATTTCGCTTTTACCTTTTCAAAAGTAGGAGGATTTAAAATTTCAAAACAAGTATACACTTCTCTACACATGGCACAACAAGGATCTTTATGATTGATGTAACAAGTATCTAAATAGGTGATCATGCATGTATCACAATAAATATGATTGCAGTTCGTTTTTATTTTTTGTTCTTTGCATATAGGTTCATAACAAATTGGGCATTCGCATTCACCGTCTTTGTCTTCGATCTCTTTGTCACTGGTGTACAACATAATATTAGTTAGTGTTGTGATAGAATTAGAATTAGAACCAACAGATGACCCACCTACCAGTTCGGGAAGTGAATCAAGATCGGATCCTTCTGTCTGAAGATCTTGTAAAGTCAATAGCGGTGGTATGTGTTCTTCTTCGATGTCCCATTCATAGGCACTTACCTCATCCACCTCTGCGGATGGCATATAGTTTCCCCATTGGAAAGGCTCTAGTTCGCGTTCTTGATTGTAGCTCATATTCTGTGTCGTTCTTATTGTTTTATGTCATTTCTGTCTTTTTTGTCTTTTTGAAAAAATAGATCAATTTTTTAAAAGTCCCGCCATGCCAGACAAATGGCTACACCATTATATAAATAATGATATAAAGAGATATATTATATCAACACTATATTTATAAAGTTTATCATGGTAGAAACTACAAACACAAAAGCAAACACAAAAGCGGTAAAATGTCTAGGAAAGGATCGTAATATGAATCCATGTCGTTGTACTGCATTAGTCGAGTCAGATAGTCGCTTTTGTAAAAATCATCAATATATGGAGACATATACAGATGAACAGTTACAAACACTGACACTTTGTTCCGGATGTAAAAAGGCATATTATATGGAAGACAAAAAAATATGTGAGAAATGTAATGATCGTGGAAAAGCAAAACGACTTGAAGCAAAGGCATCTACTGTTTCTTGTGCGGTTGAAAAATGCAATTCGAAAAGATCTGAACAAAATCAATATTGTATGATTCATCAAATACATATATGGATCGACGAAGTTCATGCAACTGATCACTTTCCTTGTACACAGTATATTCGTGGATGTAGAAATATATTACCGAATAATTCTACATTCAAACGTTGTGAGGATTGTCGAAAAGCAGAAAGAGACAAAGATCATAAAAAAAGAAATGAAGCAAAACAAAAAAATCAATCTTTGTCTCAACAAAACAACTCGTCATCAAAACATTGTCATACTTGCGGGAAAAAGTTTTCAAATGATTTCTTTGTTGGAGAAAAAGGACAAGAAACATCTACATGTACTCAGTGTCGAACCAATGACAAAAAACAAAACCAAAAAAGAGACAAAGATCATCGTCGGGAACAAGGAAGAAAGTATGATGCAAAAGAGTCTCGTAAAAAGCAACAAAAAGAATGGAAATCGTGTAATTGGGACAAAGTAATTCAAGCATGGAAACAATATCGTGTACGACAAAGAGAAAAAAACGAAAAAGGATTTCTACAAGCTAATGCAAATTATGCAAAACAGTGGCGTATAAACAATCCAGAAGCTGTACAAGCACAAAATGAACGAAAAAAGACAAAATTAGAATGCCAATATAGTGTATATATCCAGTCTGCTAAGCATCGTAATATTCCATTTGAAATATCAGTGGAAGATTACAAATCGATCGTAGAACATCCCTGTTATTATTGTGGTGCTATCAACGAAAAACGTGGATTCCATGGAATGGATCGTAAGAATAATTATTTGGCATATACAAAAGAAAACGTGGTAGCATGCTGTTCTATGTGTAACTATATGAAAGGAACGTTGTCAGAAAAGACATTTATTGAAAAAGTGTCTCATATACTTTCACATTGTCGAAAAATAGTAGTGGAACATCGTTATCCAGATGCATTCAAAAATTACAATGGATGTACATACAATGACTATCAATTGCGTGCAAACAAAAAAAAACGGTGTTTTGAACTAACAAAAGCTGAATTTTATCAACTTAGAAAATTGCCTTGTTATTTATGTGGCAAAGAATCAAATCACCATCATTGTAATGGTGTAGATCGTAAAGACAATACAAAAGGGTACACCATAGAAAATAGTTATTCTTGTTGTGGTGGATGTAATTACATGAAAAATCATTTCGAGTTTGATTCTTTATTAGAACGGCTCTTGTGTATTTACAATCATCAGCATCAACATTCAATCGCATAATCTATTCCTTCCTTTTGTAAATAATGTAATAATCGAGACTGTGTAATGTTTTTATGATAATCACTAAAAAATATATCCAATCCTAACTGAGCAATTTGTCTTTCATTTAAAAATGGCATTAAATGCCCTGCACCAATACAAATATGAATATGTATATTTTTATTGTTTCTCACAACATCTATAATATTTTCCGCCATATGTTTTTCTCTTTCGAGCAATGTTTTCTGTATGACAATGTCATCTACATTTTGATCAGGGAACTTTTTATGTAACATATACAAACAGCATTTCCGAATAGATTCATACGGAATATTTGAAGGTAATCCGCCGTACAATTTTGCTCGGTTGCGGATATGTTGTTTCATATTTTCACTGCTTTTTTCATAATTGTATATATCAAAATGTATTTCTTGCAAGAAATGGGTGTATGATAGAAACCAAGGCTCTGTTTCAAATGATCTCATGAATTCTTTCATTTCAGGGAATACGAGCATGCAATATAAAAAGAATACAAGTACTGCAATGGAATGATTACCTCCTTCTTTTAGTGTTTCGAATGGTACTTGAGACAATGTATATGTAGAACACAATACTGTATCTGGATAGAGTCCTTCTAATTGTTCAAATCCATTTATTCTGTTTTCAGAAGAAGCATTATACTGTTTGCATTCTAATAGCAATATAATTTCGTTTTGTAATGCATGTGTTTTTAATGATTCTTTTTGTTTTTCAAAATGAGACAAATGTACTTCCGGATGGAATGTGATCATAATTATTATAATAATACATAACAATTATTTTATTACAGTTTCAAAAAAAAGTATAAAACACTTATGCCCATTCAAGATCAGCCATATCAGAAACAATGTTGGAAATGTTAGAATATGCTATGCCGGCCATACCCGACATTACACGTAGGACATTGTAAGATAGAGCATAAACTCTGACCTTAGCAGTCTTAACACCAGAAACAGTTCCAGAAGAAAGAACGAGTTGAAGAACTGCGTTATCAATTCTGGAGAAGTTGCATGATCCGGATGGTTGGTGTTCCTCAGGGCGAAGAGCGAAGGAGTACACGTTGATACCGGTATCAGGGGCACGGGTGTGGTGTTGGTATGGTTGAACAACATCGAAGTATGATCCCTCACGCTCGGAGAATCGGTCTTGTCCGTTAAGCTGAAGCTTGGCGGTGACAACAGGGTTCTCTCCCCAGCAGTGCATGTCAAGGGCAGTCTCGGCAAGAACGAATGTTCCGGCATCAGAAACAGAGGATCCGGTTCCAGTTCCATCACCGAAAGGTGCAGTAGCGCTGTGAACATTACTTGTAACACTAACATCACCTGCTCCTCCCATCTGGAAGAGTTCATCCTTGATGAAAGCATCAGTTCCAACTGCTCCATCAGGTCCTCCGAAGGCGTGGATAGCGTTAGGAAGAGCATCAATGGCATCGGTGTAGTTGAATGGCTGAGCACCAAGAGTCTTGTAAAGAGTCTCACTTCCTTCAAGAGAACTGCAGTAGTCAACGTTAGCATCAGGCTGAACAACCCAGATAAGCTCCTTGCATGGGTGGTTGAAGTTAAGCTTGATCTTGTTGGAGGAAGATCCAACAGACTCATCACCAGTGAATTGAAGTTGCTCAATCAAGTACTCGTGAGGGTTCTGGGCCATCTTGCGTCTCTCATCGGTATCAAGGAAGATATAATCGATGTAAAGAGAAGCAGCAACAAGGGATTGCTGGTAAGCCTGAGGAACTTGAACAGATCCAGATGCGGCATAAAGCTCCTTAACTGCCCACAAGCATTCACCAATGGGGCGAAGATCAAGGTTGATCTTAACCTCGTGGTATTGAAGAGCAATCAAAGGAAGAGCAAGTCCAGGGTTCTTGCAGAACCAGAATTGAAGAGGAACGTAAAGGGTTGTCTCAGGAAGAGCGTTTCTTGGAGCACAAACCTGGGCAGGTCCTCCAGAAGCGGCACAAGGTCCAGCAACAGAAGCGAATTTAGGGTCAGTGATATAGGTAAGTTGAGTGGTGTGTCCAATCATCTTCCAGTATCCCTTTTGCTGTTCGCTTGACATGGTAAGCTGGTTCCAGATGTGCATCCAGTCACCATATTGACGGTCAATACGTTGTCCACCAATCTCAACCTCAACTTGAGAAACGAGTTGCTCACCAATGTAGTCCAACCAGCGTGCGTAAACATCACCGGTGTGAAGATCTTGGTTGATCTCAGGAAGAGTAACCTGAAGATATACACGGTATGCAAGGTCACCATTTCTGGACATAACGGCACTTACACGTCGTCCAAAGTCGGCTTGTCCCTGGAAAGTCTGTTCAATACTTTCC